GTATTGAACCGTATATGTTATCAATTATTCTACTAATTATATCCACACTACCGTTTGATGAACTGAATAGTGTTAAGCTATCAATATAATCGTTATTAAGGTCAGTAAGTGTTAAGTTATCATAGCTTGGTGCCGAAGTTATTGTAAGTGTGTTATTCGGCCTTGTAAGTGTACCTATTGAGTCAAATCTAATGTTTAAGGTGTTATTCCATGTATAGGTAACACCATCATTTTGAAGCACACCATAAAGAAAAGTATTAAAATCAGTACTGTTGGTAAATGGTGTTGTGATATCTGAATATATTAAAACACCAGCTATTGAATTAGGGTCTATTTTAAGAATATTCATAAAGTCAATCTTCTTAACTTCAATCTCAATTCCAGTACCAGTTGATTGAATCCAAGATGGCAAATGAGGGTCGACACCGCAACTTACAATGCTTTTTAATTCGACTTTTAAAGCATTTTTGATGTCTTGTTCTATCTTAGACAAGGTATGAGTCAAGGTATCGACAACAGCTGATATCAACGCTTCATAACCAATTAAAGATTTGATTAAATCAGTTAAAAAATTTATAGGGTTACCATCGTTATTAACAGAAGATAACGATGACGTTAACTTTAGTTTAGGTATACCTTCAGTTATTGTTCTAGCCGCAGCTATCTTACCAAAAACTTTTTTTTTCTTATCTACTATTGACATAGTTAAAAGTTCATATCGTTATCTGGTTCGGCATCATTTTCTTTAAGCATTTCCCTTATAGATTTAAAATCACTAAGAGATGCTTTTCCGTTACTACGTTCACTTATCGCTGAATCAACATCACCACGATTTTTAATTATATCGCTTTGTAATTTAGCAAGTTCTAATTTGATTCTTATTGCCGAATCTTTTATTTTTAATAAACCACCCTTTTCTTTAACGATTTTGGTTATTTCGTCAACATCGGTTGGTGTCATAGTAGTTGATAATTCGTTGATAGTTCTTTGAGCATCATTTATTTGTAAACAAGCATCATTGTAAGTTTCTTGCATAAGACCTTCCAATGAATTCGTATTGTTTACCTTTACTTCTTGTTTTTGTTTTCTGGGCATAATTTTCTTTTACTATAAATATCAAGAATTAAAGTTTTGTTCTAAAACCTACTCTAATCCACTATTCTTTAAAAAAGTATATAGTTCTTTATAGCGTTTCATGGCTAATCTAATATCCTTGGTTGATAGATTCGTATAGTTCCTCATTGTTTCTAAAACTGAGTTTTTATTATATTTAGAACCACCATCCATTGATTCAAAAGCTGTTTCCCAATTTTCAAGTATTTCAACCAAAGCGTAACCAACTTTTTTTTCATTTTCATTAAGTTTTTTCTTTGGTGGTAATTCAGAATCATCTAACTCTTTTTTAACCCCATCAATAACTTCTTTGATGAAGTCATCCATAGAAAAAACATCTGATTCTAATTCATAGGATAAATTTTCGTTTTCTTCTAAGCTATCGGAATTGTCCTCATATGATGTAGTTTGTTTAAGTATTTTTTCATCTTTGATGATTAAACCTAAAATATAATTTCTACATATCGTTCCAAAATATGAATAAGCTTTTTTACCACGACCACGCTCGAATCTATGTACTTTTGTCATTAAAAATGAAACGGTATCACTATGAACTTCTTCAAACGTATAACCTTTTCTATATAACTTGTACCTTCTAATTATCGACTCAATCATTTTAATTATGGGGGCATTTAACCATTCATTAAAAATCTGATTCCTTTCTACTTCGTCTGTTGATTCTAGAAATTTTATTACTGCTTCTTCTTCCTCTGGACCAAAATACATTCCATTTTTTCTTTTGCGTCCTCTTTTTATCATAACAGTACTATTCTTGGTATGTTATTTCCCTATCTTTTGCAAAATAACATTCTTTTTTAGCTTGAGCTAACCACCATTTAGCTTCTACTGGCGTTAACTCTTTAGAATATTGTGCAAATAACGAATTAGGGCGTTGATTAACGTGTTTATAAGCGAACCTTGGTATAACCATCACCTTAACGGCTTTGAACGTCATACGTAGCAAGAATTCGTAAATGAAGGTTAATTTGATGTTGGATTTAAACCCACCAAATTTTTCATAGATTGATTTCTGAATAACCATACCATCAATATTAAAGTTTTGATAAGTTAATAATGCATTGTTATCCAATATACCTAATTCATCAGCAAAGCTTTGGGCCCAAACTGCTTCATTGGTAAGACCAATAAATTGACCTTCTGAATTTACGTCAATAATAATTGGCATAAAGATACCAACATCACTATGTGCGGCTCTATATTCAACCACATTTTTAAACCAAATCTTAGCATATTCATCATCATATTCAAGGATACTAAACCATTCAGATTTAGAAACGCTAACACCGTAGTTAACTTGGGAAGCGAAATCAGTATCGCCATCGTTTTCAGCAATTACTGTTATGTTTTTAAGGTCGCCAAAATCAAATGATGTTTTAACATAAGTGCTAACTTCACTATCTTTTGGTACTACTATAATTAATTCATCTGGTCTAACAATTTGTTCGCTTACGCTTTGAACTGCATTGCTAAATAATTTTTTTGTTTCTTCATCCAATTCATGCACTGGAATTATTACCGATATATTACTCATTGTTTTTAAATTTTTCTATTGTTATTTTAAATCGTGTTTTAGTTTGGTGCGTTTCTTTATGTTCAATGATTGCACTTGTTATTGCTAACGGTTCAGATTGGTCATATATTAATGTAGCTTCATATTTACCATTAGAGACATCACTTAACTTTTTTGTTAAGTTAACAAATGCTTCGGCTAAATCATTTGGTATACTACTATCGTAACTTTCACCAAGATAGTTTTTAACTTGGTATGTTGATATTTTGTCCATAACTACTTAGTAACTGATTCTGTTAATTCAGTGTATTGTTGTTCTAGGGTTGCTAATAGATTACCAATTTCGGCTTTTCTATTTTCAACTAGCCCAGCATACACTGACGTTATTGCTTCAACTTGTTTTTCTGAGGTATATTGACCAGTGCTTTCTTTAATGCTTTCTATTAAGTCAGTTGGTACTGAATCTTCTAACCATACTTTCATATAAGTTGCAATAAGTTCTGGAATATTAAGTGTGGTGTTGGTCCAAATACCGTTGTTTTTAATCGATAAGTTTCCTTCAGCATCTTGTTGTTCCATCCATTCTGGAATAAGGTTAGGCATCTTACCGATTACTGGTGTTCCAGATTCCATGGCCTCTAACGGGAATGTACCGAAACCAGATTGGTCATCAACCCAAACAGCCAAACAAGATTTACCTAATTCATTTGCAAATTCTTCTCTAGGTAAGCCACGCAATTCTTTAAATGTAACCCATTTATAAATTGGATATTGCAAATAAAAAGATTTAGCAATCTTAGTTGCATCAGTTTGGTTTCTAGTTAAAATAGTAACAATTGGAAGCTTAGGTTTATTACTTGGTTTAAAATAAGTTGGGATTGCAACTGGTACCACGTGAAGCCTTACTGAAGGAAATAATGTGTTTAAGTATCTAGCTTGTTTTTCGCTAGTTGTTATCACATCATTAAAACCATAATCAGCATTCCATCTTTTACCAATAGGTAGTAATTCTAATAAGTAATCATAGCTTTGAGAGAATACAATTTTCTTACATGGGAAACCCTTAACTTGGTCCATGATGTTTGAGAAAATTTCTGGGATGATTATGAAATCAGATGGTGTAACATTTAATTGTTGACCTTCAATTGATACGTGTGGTAGGTTAGCATATTCCTCACCTAACCATTCAGCAATACCTTGGCCATTTTCGTCACCTCTTAATTTATAATCATTTCGTTCATGTAATATTGCTGCTTTATAACCCAAAGAGTTTAATACTTTAACATGTTCGTAAATATTTGCGATACCAGCGGTTGGGTTGCCTCTGGTGTCAAGTGTAAAGAAATATAGACCAAAATCTTTATCATCTAATTTTTCAATTACTCCTTTTGCTTGTGCAATTTGTTCTTCAAATTGTTTTTTTTGTGCTTCCATTTTAATGTTGTTAATAATGTGTTTTATTTTTCTTTTAATATACCGTAATTATAAAGGGTATTAAATGCTATTTTATATGCTAATGGTGTCTTGTCTAAAGCTCTTTCAACACCTAATGTTGTATCAGAATCTTCATCATCATAATCAATCAATACCTCAATCATTGTTTTTAGTATTTCAAATTTTGATAAGTCGATTTCTTTACCTCTAGTTGTAGATGTTTCGTAAGATTCTTTACCACTAACTTCACCATTTTCATCGTAATAAGTTTTTGTTTCTTCTGTAATAATCTTATCGTTTGGTTTATAACCACTAGGGGTTATTGCTTTATCAAAAGCGTTAATATCAATATAGTAAATTGTTCCACCGAAATCTATCATGTTAATTAATTTCTTCGTAATCTGTTGTTATTGTTTTTGTTAATATTCTATTTCTTAAGGTTTCATCTTTCATAAAGTCTAACAAAGAATCAATTTCATAATCAGCACTTGAATCGCTATTATAAGGGGCCTTAACCTTTACACTTATTTTACCAGATGGTTTAGCCGCCAATGCTTTTGGGTTTGCGGTTATTAAAACATCGACATCACTCCATTCATCTTCATGTTTTTTAACAAATTTGATATCGGTGATTCTACAACCAGTTTTAGAAAGGAAAAAAAATGTAGATGGAATGGCTTTATTTACTTCACGGCTTACGATTTGAACTTCGTGTTCACCTTCGTATTCCATATCTAATAAAAATTCATTAAAGCTATTTATAAGACCATTTGATAATTGGTCTGCATGTCCAAAGATTTCTAACGGGGCTTCTAAGTAAAGAAAACTATTTAGCTTATCTATACTTTCAAAATTAAAATGTTCTAGCAAATTAAAGCTAGTTACGTCTTCTTCAGTTATTGACGTTGGTTCTTCTGGCACTATATACTTATTGTAAGTATAAATGAACTGGCCGATGAAATCACGCAACACTTCGTTTATTGATATACCTATTTTCATAAAAACCAATCTAATGGTTAAAATGATATAAGTAAATAAAAAAAATACTTTTATTTATTTTTTTTAAAAATCTTTTGAAAAAAAGTTAATTTTTTAACTTTTTCTTTAGGTACCACTACTGGTTTGACTTCTGCTGGTTGTTCTTCAAATATATTTATGAAATAACTTGTTAAACGATGTCTAACACTTTCAGCATCTGTAAATTCAACAACATCAACACCATTAATTGGTGATTTTTTAATTCTTTTGATTAATAATTCTAATGAGCTTTCTTTTTTATTTTTTAAGTCGATTTGACCGCTATCACCTAATACAACAACTTTTGTATTGTCTGAAAAACGTGTTAAAAAAGTCTTAGCGTTATCGTGGCTTATATTTTGAAACTCGTCAAATAGAATAATACAATTGCTAAGTGACCTACCACGGAAAGTACCAAATACTTCCATCTTAATCAACCCAGCTTCAATAAGCTTATTTGTAAGACCTTCACCAATCAATAAATAAAAAGCATCTAAGTAAGACATCATATGGAATTTAAGCTTTTCCATTGCATCGCCTGGTAAGATACCAATCTCTTCGTTCTTTAATTGAGTGACTGACTTAACGAGCTTTATCTCTTTGTATTTTTCTGGGCTTGTTTTTAACAACACCAAAGCTTCAAATACACTCAACAATGTTTTACCAGTACCAGCTGGGCCAATACATACGGTCACATCATTAACCTTTATGGCTTGTGTAAGCTTTTTTTGTGTGTCGTTTTTATGCTTTAAATCTAATCTTATTGTTGATAACAGCGGATGACAAACGCTTTTGAATTCATTTACTGCGTCATCTATTTTTTTTGCTTTGGAAACCGATGGTTTTCTACTCATGCATAACGTTTATTATAAATATCTTGCTATTTCAAGTTTTTTAATATTTGTAAAATTTTAATTGCTGATTTTCCGTCACCATATGGGGAATTAATATTAACTTCATAATTATCAATGTGATGTTTGAAGGTTTCTTTTAAATCTGAGGGTTCTGATATAAGAAAACTAGTGGTACCAACAGATTCTGGTCTTTCAGTTATTTTCCTAGTAACCAAACATTTTTTATTAAAAAATGAACATTCTTCTTGAAGACCACCACTGTCAGTAATAACCAATTTTGTTTTAACCAAAATTTCTAATAAATCATTATGTTCTAAAGGTTCGACAACATTTATATTGGTTAGCAGTCCTCTGTGTTTTTGAACATTAGGGTTTGGGTGGATAGGTAGTATAAATTCTAACTCTAGATATGATTTGGCCAAGTTATTTATTTCGGTAAACCATTCATCAATTTTATCATGATTTTCACGTCTGTGCATTGTAACCAATATTTTATTGGTGTATTCACATTTTGTTTTGTAATCTACTAAATTATCCAAAACAGTATTTCCAACAACAAAAACATTTTGGTTGATGTTCTCATTAAATAAATTTTCAGCATTTTGTTTTGTTGGACATAAATGAATGGAAGCGATTGTGGAGACTATTCGTCTATTGTTTTCTTCTGGAAAGGGATTTTCTGTGTCATAAGTTCTTAAACCAGCCTCTAAATGTATTACTTTGATTTTTCTATGCAAAGCTGATAAAGCCAAACCAACAACCGATGTTGTATCACCTTGAACTAGTACATAAGTTATACCGTCAAAAATTTCATCTGGTAAATTC